AGAACATAAATTTGAATCAATAATTTTTTTGATTTTTAATTTAACTTTTTTAAGTGCTGGATATTTTAACATTTCTTCTAAGTTTGGTTGTAAAATTTTAGAATATATATTTTCACAAAACCCATTTTGGATGAAATTATTTATTTTACATAATTTTTTCTTATCATTTACAATTTTTATTTTCTCTAAACTTTTAGTTAATTCTTTTATATTTTTATTATCACTTTTAATTTCTAATATTTCCATTTTATTAATTATTTTTTACAATAAGAATAATAAAATCAATTTTTTAATTTAATTCCCAAAGTTGTTTTACCAGTTCCAGGTGATCCAGAAATATGGATATTAACCATTATATTATAATACAAATTTAAATCACATTTTGCCATAATAAAATTGGCTGATAAATAGTTGTTTTACAACGATGATTTCCAAAATAAATCATTCCTAAATATTTAATTTTAATATCTTTTTTTAACTTCCCAATAATATCATAATCTTTACACTTTTGGAAATTTAAAATGGGACATTTTTAATAATTAAAAATGACTTAAAGATAATATAATATACAATTTGTAGAATGAAGTTTAGAAGGTTTCTTCTGCTAATGATTTGATATTGGTATTTATGAAAGTGTTCCAACCAACACTTGATAATTATTACCATAAATCCTTCTTCTGTTCTTATAGTTGAATAGAGGTTAACATGTCTAAAACGTTACTAGCTTTTATTCGTTAAGACTATAAGAAATAAGCAACAGAAGCAACATTAGTTGCTGTCAGGGGCGTGCCCATTTTAATGGGGTTTTGGCGGGGAGTTGCTACCCACTTATAACAGTATGTTGTAAGGCCTCAAAATCAAAATTTACACTGCCTGAAACGGTCAAACCTTAGAATATATTTTAATATGAGAGTTGTCCCATTTTAAATTTCCAAGGGTGTAAAATTATTTATATTTATTGCAACTATTCCATTATCGTCTAATTTATTAATAGAAGAATTTATTGATTTTAATAAAAAATTCTCATACCATAAATCAAAAGATTTATACTTATTAATACTTTGTTTTTTATCATTGGAATATATTTCTAAATTATAATAAGGTGGACTTGTAAGTATTAAATCAAACTTACGTTTAAAATTATCAATTATATCTTCAACACAACCATTTATCATTTCATATTTATAAATATTATTTTTTGGGACAAATTCTTTTATTAGTTTTTTATAACCTGTAAATAATCTTTTATTTGGGTCTATTCCAGTATAACTTTTTATGAAATCATCACATAAACACGCTCCAACTAATCTATCACCCCATCCAGAAGAAAAATCAAGAATATTTTTTGATTTAAATAATTTAACAATTTTAACAAGGATAAGAGGACAGAAATTAGTACATTCTTTTAATTTTCTTGATATCGTATGTCGTTGAGAAAAACCATCTTTATTTACTAAATTATTTTTATTATTATCCCAATACTCACCGGGTGTTAATTCTTGGTCGTATCTTTTAGCGTCAATTCTTACATGTTCTTGAAAAACTCTGTTATATCAGAATATCTTTTAGATGTGCTATTTTTGAAACTTATTAACCCAATAAAATCATCTAATTTTTTATTTGTTATATTTTTTTCTGTAAAACTGACAATTGGTCTACTTTTAAACTTATTAAATGTATCTTTAAGATGAATTAGACTTAAGTAAGTATCTCTTTTTAAAGGAAAATAGTTCATCGTTATCTATTATTAATGTTACTTTTATATATTAATTTTATAAAAATTGATTATTTTTATAAAATAATTTAATTAATAATTAATTGTAATTATGGCAGAAATCAATTTACGAAAAGAAAACGAAAATTTACGAAAATTGATTAAAAAGCTTGTTAATCCAAACACTAATTTAAATCATGATAGGAAAAAATTAAACGAGGAAAAAGAAAGTCTTAGACTTGAACAAGAAAATTTTTATGAAAAATTTAAAAAATTTCATAACGAACAATTAAAATTTCAAAAAAATAAAGAAGACCTTGAATATAAAGAAAAAGAATTTAAAAAATACTTATATGATGAGAATAAAGAATTAGATAAAAAATTAAAAGAATTACAAAGAAGAGAAAAATTAATTTCAATTCGTTCAGAACATCTTGATAAACAAAAAAAAATAACAGAATCTTTTCTTGATAATGAAAGAAAAAAAATGAAAGAAGAAATAAAATATCATTTGGATCTTGAAAAGTTAAAAAATGATTCTAAAAAAGAAGAATTAAGTTTAAGAGAAAGTATGATAACTTCCGAGGAAAGAAAAATAATGCTTTCAAGTTCTCTTAATAAAGTATCAAGTGGTTTATTAGATATAATTTTAACTATCTCTCCTAAAAAAAGGTCTTATTGGTATTTTTTAGAACAAAAAGGGATTGAAAAAAAATATTTAGATAGGGTAGATTCTGATATTCTATCAGATACATTAGAACAAGTAATGGAACATAAACAACCTAAAAGTATTAAATATACAAATACAAATTTAAAAAAATATGAATATAAAATATCAAGTTTGAATACAGACGATAAATGCGTTCAAAAAAATATAACGACTGGAAATAAAAGAGTAATGTATAGAGAAGTTATTCCTAACTATAATAAAATTTTTTCTCCTTTGCTGAAAACTAATTTAACACAGGCATCTGTTCCAATATCTATATATTCTGACATAGAAGATAATTTTAAAAATCATAAAGAATATAAACTTGCTACAGATGCTTTTGTTAAAAATAGAGTTGATGAAAAACAATTAATAAATTTTTGGAATCTATATTGTTTTATGGAGAAAAAAGAATGTCAAATTGGATTTCATGGAACTAATTATAAAAATGTTAATTCTATTTTAAAAAATGGATTACAATTGAATTATTCTTGTAGAGAATCATCTTTTTATTCTTCCGGTGTTCAGTTATTTGGAATAGCACACTATTTTAGCGATGATGTTCTTTTTCCAGTTAAAAAAGGATACTCTATACCAGATGAAAATGGTATTCATTATATTATTATCTTCTTAATTCAAACTGGTGAAGAGAAAAATTATTACGGTTCTTCTGAAAAAACAAAAAAACTTGTTAGACCACCACAGGGATATGATTCAGTTAAAGGATTAATGAAAGATTCTAATTATATCGTTACATATGAAGATAATCAATCTATCCCAATAGGAGTTCTTAAAATAAAGAAACGCTAAATAATATGGTTGTTAATATAGTATAAATTTTTATATATCTTTTTTTGTTCCTTAAAATAATTATCTTCCAATATTTTACTATGACATCTTGGAAGAGGTATTCTATATTTACAAGTAAATCCAACTAAATATATTGTTGAGTTTTTTGTTATTATATTATTCTCTTTTAATTTTTCAAATGCTAAAGACCCAGACATTGGAGATTTGTAATTAACAGAATAATAATATTTATTTTCCATATTAGAAGAGTCTGAATAGATTTCTATATTTTCTTTTAATAAATAATTAAGTTTTTCTTTAAAAATAGTTTGTAATGTTTTTTCTTTTCCTCTCTGTAATAAAATTTTTTTACAATGACATTTTTTTATATTTTCAAGACCCCAGTAAGATTTTCCATTTTCTCTAAAAAAATGTATTTTTTTAGCATTTTTAAACGACCTATGATTTTCAAATAAACTTTTATTAAAAACTATAATAGTATCTTCTTTATTGAAAATATATTTATTTAAAAATTTTATATTTTGAGGATTATTAGCAATTATATAAAAACTCATTTAGAAATTTATTATATACATATAAATGGACTTTAAAAAATCAAAATTATACCAAGATTATTAATAAAAAATGATTTTTAAATTTTACTATTTTTATTATTTAATAAAAATGTTATTTCAAAAAGAAAAAATAAAATATCCTCCACTGTATAAGAATATTTTTATAAAAGAAAAAATAAAATATTCTCCACTGTATAAGAATATTTTTATAAAAGAAAAAATAAAATATTCTCTACTAAATAAGAATAAAAATATATGGAGTAAAAATACTTATTTTTATTTAAAAAATAATGTTTTAACAGTAAAAAAAAACCAAAGTATATTAAATAAAATTATTCTAACAAAATTAAAAAAACAATATATAGAAAATAATCATAAAATAAAAAGTAATAATAAAATTATTAATTCTTATAGACTTGCGTATAAGATAGTAAAAGGTCACATAATTATTTAATAATATAATTTATAAATACATAGTTCATAAAAAATAATGGAAGATATTTTTTATTATCAACATTTACAGAAATAGTATCATGACTATCACTATTCATAAACCCAATAATAGTTCCACCGTCTTCATATATAATGGGGAATATTTTATTATTTTTTACATCAAATTCACCTGGAAATCCAGAATAACCTATAATGGTGTCATCATTAATATCTTTTTTAATACTTTTAATTGTTATATTTGAACGTATACATGTATTACTATATTTTATATCACCTTCCTTAATATTTTTATCATCTTTAAATTTAAAAGATAGTATATTATTTTTTATAAAACCTTTTGTCCAATTGGGATTATTACCATATAAGAAAATACTTTTATCAGGTGAAGATTTTATATCTATTTTAAGAGTATCATCTTTAGATTTTAGATAATATATATTATTGTTTTTTGATATTGTATATGTTTTCCATTTATTCTTATTACTTTTTATTTCGTTAGTTACTTTTTCAAACTTTTTTTTCACATTTACTTTATCACAAGAAGTAAAATTTTCATATTTTTTATAAATGGTTAGATGTATTATAAATATCATCGTTGTTGCTAGAATTAAATATAATAAAATATTCATTATAGATATATATAATGAATATTAAAAAATATTTAAAATATATTTTATTAATAATATTAATTATTATTTTTGGAATAAAAATAATTTATGATAATAATTTAAAATTTAATAAATTGAAAGAATATTTAGAAATGGAAGATAATAAATGCTCTGAAAATTGTTCTTTAGCACCTTTAAATTCTAAGTTAAGTTTAATAAGTTTAAAAGTAGATAATTTAGAAAAAGATAATAAAAAATTAAATGATATGACAAGTAAAAATTCAGCTGATATTAAAACATTAAATGATAGACTTAAAAAAGAAGAAGAAGAATTTCAAAAATCTATGAAACCACCTTAAACTATTTATATTATAAATTAATCTTCATTCGTAAATATCCTAGGTAATATACCCATAGACATCAATTCTTGAAAGAATAATTTAGTAGAGTATGGTATTTGAACTTGACTAAATGATGTAGAATCTTTACATGATAAACATTTATATATGTTTTTAGTAGAATTAGCAACAGCAATTCTGCCACATTGATTACATACATAAACTGCATATTTATCAGAACAATCAAATACTTTTTCTTTTAAAAATCCTACTGTTCCATGTCCTAACATACAATCCCTTTCCATTTCTCCAAATCTTAAACCTCCATCTCTTTTTCTTCCTTCTGGTGGTTGTCGTGTAAGAAGTTGTAATGGACCAGTTGCTCGTGCGTGTATTTTATCTTTAGACATATGTTTTAATCTTTGATAAAATACAGGTCCAATAAAAATGGTTGACTTAAATTTATTTCCATTTCTACCATTAAACATTTCTTCTTCGCCATCATTTTTAAATCCAGCATTTTCTAATATTTTTCCTAATCTATCAGCATTAGTAGAACAATCACTTGAAAATGGCGT